ATACTGGACGTACCATCGCATCATTTGCATCTGAATTTGAGGCTTACGCAGCACGACGATCTATGATAGAATATAACAAAAATGGAGGAACCAAATGAGTTACTACTGGACACTGAAACTGAATGAAGCAACCAATCGTCGTGTTGAAAAACTACAGAATGAGGGTGTGAATGTGAATACTTCGACCCATCAAGGACGACAGGTGATTGGTTACAACTATCTTGAACTTGCATTTGATCAAACTGAAGAATGAAAAAACTTCTATTGCTGACTGCACTGCTGTTCGCTACTCCATCTTTCGCACAAACTGAAACTGTTGTTAAAAAGAAAGAGTACAAACCTTTTCGATATGAAACTCCCTGTGCTCTTGAATATAACAATGAGTTTCAACTGGATAACTGTGTAGTAATTGAAACCCGCGAAACTGGTGGAGCACTTCGGACCCGTGCTATCTTCTCTAATCGGTTCAAACTGACGATCAAATCATATTTTGATCCAAAGAAAGGTTTTATGACCTATGACAGTCATAATAAGTTTGCTTATAAGTTTGAGTACAAAGTTGGTGGTGTCGATGGTCTGGGAGCGTGGTCTTATGTGATGCCTGGTTTTCTTCTGCAAAATGTATCTTGGGACTGAATAACAATGACTGAATCAAATGTACAACTAAATGTTCACGAAATTGGTGTAATTCTATCTGCACTCCAGTTACTTGGAGTCAGGGAAGAACATCAGATTGCAAGAGAATATGGAAGTGTGCCAGCACTGTATAACAAACTCTATACAGTCTTTGAGCAAATGGACAGATCAGGAACTGTCCTACGCAACGACGTGGTGCCGTCGTTCTGACCTATACTATCAAGATAGTTTAAACCACAAAAATGACTCCCGAGCAAAGATTTCAACAACTGTTTGAGGAAATGTATCAACTTTGTGATGAACAAGGTTGGGGAGATCCTTTCAGTTATGCTCGCTCGCGTGAGATTCATCTTGCGGGTATTCTTGGACATCAAGTAGCAGAAACCTATTCGGGTGCTGATGCTGTGGATGAAGATGGTGAGTGTGAATATAAATCTACCATTGCCAATTCGATCAATGGGACGTATAATGGTATCAGTGTTCAAGATACCTGGGAAGAGCAAGAACGTTATCTGATTGAGGAAAAACTTGGTAAGTATTCCAATCACTATATTGCCCGCTATGAAGGTGGCAAAGTTGTAGAAGTGTGGAAACTCACTGGTAACGATGTGCTGATGATTCTGCTGCCTAAACTCAAGAAAGATTGGGAACGTAAGATTCAAGGTAAGCACAAAGATCCTCGCCTTTCTGGGAGTCTGACTCGCAAAGAAATCTATTCATACGGTACACAAGTTCTATGACTCTTGACAGTGGCAAACTGATGTATTCTGAAGGGAATAATGATGAGTGTTATACTCCTGCTTACGGTGTCACACCTATTCTGAAATACATTCCCAAAGATGCTAAGGTCTGGTGTCCATTTGATACCAAAGAGAGTGAGTTTGTCAAGCAGATTGGAGCACAAAATTTAGTCATCTCAACACACATTTCAACTGGACAAGACTTTCTCACCTACACTCCAAACTTTGAATGGGATGTGATTGTATCGAATCCACCATTCACAAACAAGCGAAAGTTCTTTGAGAGAGCATTATCATTCAACAAACCATTTGCTCTGATTATGACCAACACGTGGTTGAATGATTCTGCACCAAAGCAACTGTTTAAGGACAAAGATCTGCAACTGTTGATGTTTGACAAGCGTATGAAGTTTCACAGTCCTGATGGTCGCCCCAATGATAAGATCACGTTCAGCAGCAGTTACTATTGCTGGAACTTTCTACCAAAACAAATCATAATGGAAGAACTCACTGTGCCAGCTGGTAAACTGGCACAACGCACTCGCAGCGAGGCAGTTCTTCCCCTATAATACAAAGGTAATCGGGAGACACCCAATGGCACTTGCTCAACTCTCTACGCCGCAACTGACCAGCAGCGATGGCAATATGATTGTTGACTTCTACCCCGTCAAGACGCCTTATGGTGATGTGAGCAAGGAGTGGTATCTGAAGGTTCTGACCTTCAAGGATGCTGGCAATGTGATGTCTAAGAAGTTTCTGAATCGTGTGGAGATGCTGCTGGAGATTCGTGAGCGTCTGGCACTGGGTTATATTGAAACCCGTGACAATGCTGATCTGCCTCAACTTGGAAATCCTTTTTATGGTGCTTGCTGATGAAACTACGTTACTTTGTTCTGATCTTTGTTGCGATTCTAGGATACAATGCATTTCTGATACAACGTGACCAAAAGTTGTTTGATGCTTACAATCGCTGTCTTTCTGTTGAGCATTGTTCAAAATGAATGACGAAGACATTACACAGTTTCTCAAAGCATTCTCTGATTTTATGAAACATTCAGAAGAAACAATTGATTCTTATCAACAATGGGAAGAAGCAAAGAATTATACTCAACTGCTGTATGAATCCAAAGCAGCAGAACTTAATGTTACCGTAGACTATTACTTACAGGAGTTTATCTAATGTTCACTGCACTCACAATCGCCGCCGCTTGGTTTGCATTTGGTTATTCTGTCACTGATCTTCTGATGACCGCTGCTCGGAATCATCACAATGGTAAGTACGATGAATGATCAAACAAAACTCATTCTGGCACATATGCAGATTGAGAATGTTCGCAATCTTCTGAAAGATGGACAGTATGCTGGTTTCTTTACATCACATTTACTGCCCATCAAGTATGAGATTGAGCGTCAACTTGCCAACTTGACAGGATACAACAAGTACACTAAAATGAAGGAGTAATTTATCTCATACAATGAAATATCTTTATATTGTCGATTACTGGGTGCCGTTTCCATCTTCTGAGTATGGTGGAATGATTAATCTGATTGCCGAGTCTGATACTGAAGCATTCACTCTTCTTTCTCAAGAGGAACAATTTGATGAACGGTATCAAGACCGCATTATGGCAAACGTCGTCAAAGCACAAAGATTCGCACTTCAAGATGATTATGAGTCTGGACTTCTGGAGGCATTTACAACGTGACACAACTTTATCGCATTGAAGAATTGTTCTCTCACGGTTGGGGATTGATCGAAGAAGATGCCAAGCAATTAACCAAAGAACAGTGTGATTTGCTGCTTAACAATTATTTGTCTTTAGGTTACAATCCAAAGTATCTCCGTGCAGTCCGTGACAATTGAGTTTCCCCACAAAGCACCCAAAGGTTATAGTTATGAGTTCGAACAGTTCAAAAGAAATCACATTGCCATCTGGATTCGCAACTCTGCTACTTTTGATTATAACCTTGGCAAGTCTGTGCGGTCAATTTGGGGATTCTACGACTCCAAGAAAAGAGTATATCACGCCCCCATCAACTCAAGTACAGTTGGGAACGTTGTTAGTATAAACGACACAAGTCCATACTCTGCTATGATACCAAAGCAAACTCCACTTGAATCTGCATTTGTATGAAGTATGAATCCTTTGCTGAAGGTTTAGAAGTTCAGTATAAAAATATGACAGGAACAGTGCGCTTTATCTCTTCAAGTTATATTACTATTTGTATGAGATCATTTAACGTAAAAGCAAAGGATGTGTGTGTATTGGTGTATCCAGAGCATTGGAGCGAAGTAGAACTTATTCACGGTAATCGACAGTCTTATGAAAAGTAAAGGGTTATGGAGATACTGGGCAAAAGCATTAGGAGAAAAGGCAAGTAAAGATGACAGAGAATCAGACCACATTGCTCATATACGGACTGTTATATTCGGTACTTATCTTATTACTAACCTATTCATTATTGCAGGGGTAGTAAGACATTGGAACGACGGACCAACAATTAATCTGTATTATTATGAAGTACCAAGTAATCTACCTGAAACCAAAGAAGAAAGCATACTCAAAGCAAAGCGTAACTTTCTATACGATTGAAGATGCTACTGATTGGGAGAAGTATATAAAGACTCAAGGATGTAAAGAGACTGAGATAGTGCCTGTATTCTAAATATCATTACATTCTCAAGTATCAAGATGAAGACGTTCTTTCAGTTTATGGAGCAAATTTCTGTACAACAAGCAAAGGTAAATGCTGCAGAAGTTAAGTCCAAAGCATTAGCAACACGTCAACATAATCGTTATGCAAATCTGCAACGTCTTCATACTACAATGCATTTAAGACAGACTGCAGAACAAGAGAAAAAGAGTATGAAAGGTTGATTAAACGTAAAACCAATAATAACCTCTCCAAGTATATTTGTGTGGGTTGCGAAGACTTTTAATAATACCAGTTCCTCTTGTGCCATCACCTATAATGCGAGTTGCTTCTCTTATACTTTCAAAATGAACCTCTTCCCAGGTTCTTTTATGAACGCCTTTAACTGCTTTCTTTTTAGTTTTATCTTCAAGTAATCTCCATCTATAACCATATGCCCTATATCCTTTTCTAGCAGATAGAAGGATATTTGAGTTTTTGTTTCCATCACCAGTCAGTTCATATGCTGCTTCACGAGCACTTTCCCATATTTTCTCTTCACCTGTTTCAATATTGATACCAAGTATTTTTAATCCAGAGTGCTTACCATTACCTCTATTTTCTTCTGTTAAACAACCCCAAGGTTCTATCTTTGCCTTTTCAATGAGAGATTGTTGTATATTACCAGTCCATTCATCTGTTCTCTCAATATTAGACATTATGTTTGATATCTTATCTTTTGTTTCCTGATTAAAGATAGGTCTATCTCCCCCACTTGTAGCATTATATCCTTCTGCACTTTCAAAAGTATTATATTGTTCTATCCAGTATTGTTCTTTTTCATTTAATAAGGATTCATCACATTCATCAATAACTTTCATTATAAACTTGTCTATACCATACTTACGAAATGCTCTATGTAATGGTTTAGATGACATTCTGTTTGCTTCTTGTATATGTTGTTGCCATCTCTTGTTGATTGGTTGAGTGGTTTGACCAACATACTTGTGCCCATTTTCTTTGTTGATGATGAGGTAAATGATGCCCTGAGACATTTCTTTATATTACATAATGATTTTATTTATTTTATATACTGTTTGAAATATAGCATATAGTGTAAAATGATAAATAAAAGGTTGTTTTGGTTAATGTTTGATTAAATATATTTTTGTGATTTGTTTAATTCTCAATAAAGTAAAATAATTGAGAATCAATTGTGTTAATTGTTGAGAATATGTTTAATACCTTATAAATGTGTCTGGGTCTTGTGACCTATACCCGTATAGCATAAGACGCAGAGTTTGTCAAGTCCCACGGCGCGAAAAAGTCCCCAGACCCACACATAAGACTCACAGAACCTTGACATTCTTATGAGTTCGTGATAGAATCTAGTCGAGATCTTATGTGTCGATAAGAACATAAATCTAGTCGAGAGTACATATATATTGTTATGAATCTCGACGAGCTCTACATCTAGATTGCATCTCGTCGAGATTTGTGCTATACTCATACAGTCACTCACAAGATCTCGACGAGCTATGTACGACGACTACGATCTCGACTACACATACTGCAATGATCATTCATACGATCTCGACGAGTATTATGCACAAGATGCACTAGATCTCGACGAGGATTATGCACGAGATACACATGATCTCGAAGCACTTGCATATCGTCATTACGCATGATACAATCTAGTACACATTGCATCTAGAACTATGCCTACTGCACAGAAGCGACTAGTACAGGTTACACTAGATCTTATGTGTTATGATGACCTAGATCTAGATAATATTAATTGGCGGGAATTATTGCAACTCGAAGGTGATGAGGAAGTGTATCCTACCATCCGTGATTTCAGCGAATTGTATTAATGTGCCAGTTCTTATATTGGCACATATTCTCAATTAATAGTCTTTATTGATTCTCAATAAGATTTCGTTATTGAGAATGAGGACGGTTATGAAACTGTCACACAGGGGGTTGATATCTGCCGCCAGATCAGTTATGTTTACTTTCGTTCGCAATTGATGCCAATGTGTGGTCCTGCTTTTGAATATACTTTTGAAGATTTTTTGAATGATGCTTCTCAGGAAGAATGGGATGAATGGGAATCTAAAGCAGCAGAGTTAGAGTTACCTTTGGACTATTATCTTCAAGAGTTCGTTGGTTGTGCCAGTTGAGTTAGTGGAACAAGACCCCTTGCGGTTTGAATCGTGAGGGGTTAAATTACATTCGTTCACCTGAAAGAAACCAAATGAAATTCACCACTCCTGTTGCAATTTCTGAGTACTTCTACTTCAATATTGACTTTCGGGATATTATGACCAAACTGAACGATGAGTGTGAAGAAATCATCGGATTCTCTATTGGTCGTGCATACATTGGTCTGTACGGTAATATGATTCAATGGGGCATTCTTGATGAGAATGGTGCTTTGTGACAGTCTGAGAACTGGCACACAGGGGGTTGCGTTCGTGCTGCCCCCCTGATAAATTACATTTGTCGCTGAAGGACACCCCAATGTTTGATGAACTCTGGTCTGAAATCCAGGATATGCCTGGTGAGATTTTTGACCTGGACATTCCCGAACTTCGTGATACTGAGAAGTTCGATGTCAATGAGTACCTGAACGCAAACTACGATTACTGATGAACTATCTCACTCCCGACGATCTCAACAATCTGATTCGTTTGGTTGAAGGCAACAACCAGTACAATGATGATGAGGATAAAGAGTTCTGGAATGACATTCTCATTCGTCTGAATCAAACTTCCCGTCACTGTCTTGATGAGTTCTGAAATGACCCTTACTTCCCAACAACTTGACCAACTCGTTGAAAACTACGCTGAGCGTATTGTTGATGAGATGGACACCAAATGTTTGATGCAATTTGTGTATGATACGCTTGTTGAGAGTTTGGCAGGTAAATCTGAAGAAGATGTGCTCGGTGAGATTGCCTATGTTTATGATGAGGATGTTGTCGAAGAATTGATTGAGAGTGTGACAGTTCAGTAAGTGGCACAAGGGGGGTTGCGGTTCGCCGTGACCCCTGCTATCTTAAGAGTATGAAAAACACCCACCTTGAGCACCCCGAAGATACCATCCTCACGGGGGATCTGTCTGTTCTGAATTGGTTCGTGAATCCTGGCACCTTGAGTGTTAAGATTGACGGTGCGCCTGCGATTGTTTGGGGCACGAATCCTGCCACTGGAAACTTCTTTGTGGGCACCAAAAGTGTGTTCAACAAAGTGAAAATTAAAATTAACGAATCTCACGAGGACATTGATGCAAACCATTCAGGTAATGTCGCGCAAATTCTTCACTGCTGCCTGGATTCTTTGCCTCGCATCGATTCTATCATCCAAGGTGATTTTATCGGGTTTGGTGGACTCAGCGAATACACTCCAAACACTATCACATACAAGTTCTCAGAGGTAGTTTCTGAGAGCATCATTGTCGCGCCTCATACTCTCTATCGTGCTGAGAATGACCTGCGTGATGCTGTTGCTGAACCGCTGAATGTTTGCCTGGAGTCTACTGATCACGTGCTCTTTGTGCAACCGAATGCATACATTCTGTACAATCAAGAGTCCTTCGCTGATGTGAAGGAAGTGGTAGATTTCGCCCGTCAAATGTCTACTGCGTGTGAGTTTGTTTCTGTTAAGAAAGCAGCAAAGATCAAACAGCAACTGAACGCCTGCATTCGTACTGGTGATAACATCGTTGTAGAGGACTTTGATTGTGATCCTAATCTGATTCGTTTGTGGGCATTGGTTAAATCTATCAAAGATGATTGTTTGCACATCTGCCGCAATGATGGTCCTGCAGCATACATTCACGGTAACAGAATTGATGCCGAAGGTTATGTGATGACCAATGAGTTTGGTATGTTTAAGTTGGTCAATCGTGAGTGCTTTTCTTATCATAATTTCAACAGCGGTCGGTTTCAGTGTGCCAGTTGAATAGGTGGCACACACCCCGTTGATCTGGCACCCTGGCACCTTATACTGATCTCATCAGCAACCAACCCCAATGGCACTGACCCGCTACGAAGTCCGCTACCAGGTTCCCTACAATGCCTGTGAGTGGCGGTCGCAATGGTTCGCCACCTATGATGAGGCGATGCGGATGGTAGACTTCTACCGTTCCTGTGGTTCCCCCGCTCACCTGGCACCATGATCAATGCCCTGACCCGCTCACGCTCCGCAGACTTCCACCGTGCTACCATGTTTCGAGTCGCTGCTGTCGCCGTGCTACTCTGCCTCCTATGGGAACCGATCCGCCCCGTGCGGAGTGTGACAGCTCAGGCACTGTACACTGCAGGCGACCTGATCGCCCGCTAACCCCTTATACTGATCTCAGTTCAGAGGAACCCCAATGAAAGTTCAGCAAATCGGCAGCAATCAGACTGAGGTGATCCTTGCCGATGGGTCCTGCATCCTGTTCTCCTACGCTCAACCCGTCGCCGCCATTGTGCCTGGCAAAGGTTGGATGCGGACTGCCCAGCAATGGAGCGCAACCACGACAAAGCACATCAACGCCTGGATTCGGAAGAATCAGGGATTCTACGTGATCGATGAGGTCCCCACTGTGCCACAATGGGATCTGGACCAACTGGTCGCCTTCTGACCCCCTGACCCCTTAGAATTCTAAAGTCAACCAAAGGCA